GGAAGGCGGGCCACACCAACGAGGGGCTGCTGGAACTGGTGAAGCAGCACATGCCGGAAAAGCGACTGCGCATCAGCATGGGAGTGATAACGCACGGGTGAAACGACGGCGGCTTACGTGATGACGTCCTACGAAGCATTGGTACAGCGACCGAGGCAATACATGACGTGGCTTCTGGGGACGTTGGGATTGCCGACGATTGAAGGATTCAAGATCAAGGATGGCAACGCAAAGTATTATGGGGGATAAATGGCGGTATCGGGATACATAGGCGACGCGGCGTACATCAAGTTCGGCAGTACAGTGCTGAGTCCCTATTACCGGAAGCTGACGCCCACGGAGAGCATAGATCTTCAGGAGAAGACCTCCGGGGCTGAGGCCAACAGGACGTATCGTGTCAACCGCAAGCACGGCAAGGTGGATTTGGAATGCGTGATGCCCCAAGGGACTGCCGGGACTGCTTTGTGGGACGCGGTGAAGCCGGGCACGGAAGGCACGCTGCAATGGTATCCCGAAGGGACGCCGTTCTACGTCCACTACGTCAATGCCATTGTGCAGTCTCGCGGTTGGCCGTTGACCTACAACGATGTCACCACATTCAACGTGAATTTCGAATATTCGGGCGCGGTGACCATGAAAGCGTATATAGACAAGGTGCTGGGGTACAGTCCCATCGCCTACTGGCCCCTGTACGAAGCGTCGGGCAGCGTGGCTACCTGCGTGGTGGACAGCAATCAGAACGGCGCATATACCGGCGTGGACTTGGGGCAGACGGGCATAGGGGACGGGCTGACCTGCCCGTACTTCGACGGCAGCAGCGATTATGTGAACATTTACACGACAACATTCCGCGATGCCTTTGACGGGGCGGAAGGCACGTTCGCGGTTTGGGCAAAAGTATATGACAGCTCTGTGTGGACGGACGGGGCCTACGACTTCATCGCGGGCCTTCGGGTGGATGCCAACAACTACATTTGGTTGGCGAACTATTCGTCGCCGAACAATTTCATGTTGGCACGCTACGTGGCCGGGGGAACAAGCAAGGCATATTGGGCCGGCGGGCATTCGGACACTGGTTGGATGCATTGGGCCATGACCTGGTCGGCAAGCGCCGACGAATTGAAGGTATACAAGAACGGTTCGCAAATCGGCGTGACTTATACCGGCCTTGGAGTTTGGGCGGGTAACTTGTCCAGTACGCAGACGGTCATCGGGGCATGGACAACGGCACCCGCCAACCCGGGGCATTTCTACATCGCCCACGCCGCAGTGTGGGACACGCCGTTGAACGCAACACAGATTGCCGACCTGTACAGTTTGATGCCGATATAGAGGGAGTGAAATGAACAAATTGACTTTGTGTTTCATCGTTTTGCTGATCGTGTACGTCTTGATGCCTGTAAGGCCAATTGATCCGGAGCCTTCACATGACAATGTCATCCCGACTTACACGCCCACGCCGCAGGGGATAGAGGCGACGACGACGCCCACTGTGGGGCAAAGCACCATGCCCGCACCCACCGCGCAGGGCATGGCGACTGCACAGGCCGCTACACAGCCCACGCCGAGCAGATGACATGAGTTTGACACTTTCCAGCGTGGAACTGGATAGGATGCGCAGCGACAGCGAGGCGCTGATGCCCTCGACGTGCAGCGTGTTGACCAGGACGGAAACGCCCGACGGACAGGGCGGGGTGACGGTGACATGGGCCACCGCGACCGCAGTGCCTTGCCGTCTCGCGCCGATGAACCTGATGGCTCGCACGGACACCGCTGGCGACCAATTCAGCATCCACGAGATATACGTTTTGAGCGTTCATTGGGACAGGGCGATAAAGTCATTTGATCGGATCGTGTACGACAGCGACACCTACCAAGTGATGAGCGTGGAGGACGACCACGACTGGCGGGTGGCGCGCAGGGTCACCATCGCCAAGGTGAAAAAGGACGACTGATGGGATTCAGCGTCAAGCTGGACATCGCCAAATTGACCGACCTTATCGTCTCGCTGCCGATGGACGCGGACAAGGTGTGCGGCATCGCGGCACTCAACATCGAGCGGCGGGCCAAGACGGTCGTGCCAGTTGACACCGGCGCATTACGGGCCAGCATACATACGAAAAAGATGCAACATTTGTTGTGGATGGTGGGCGACGGCGTCGAGTACGGCCTGTATGTTGAATTGGGTTTAGAAACCAATCCCAATTATCCAAAGCAGCCGTGGTTGATCCCATCGACGGAAGCGGAGAAATCGGCATTTGAAGCGGCATTTAAGGCGTTGTTCAAATGAACGCGGTGAAGGCGGCCATCTACACCAAATTGACCGGCGCGTCGGCGCTGACCGACTTGCTGGCGGGCACGACCAGCGTGTACGACAACAAAGCGCCAAGGGGCGCGGACATGCCCTATGTCATATTCGGGCTGCAAGGGGGTGGGGATGAAAACATCACGCAGGTGAGGTACAAGAGCAACTTGTACAGCATCAAGGGGGTGTCGGAATCAAGCGCAAAGGAAGCGGGGCAGATAGACGCCCAGATCGACGCGCTGATGCACGGCACCACGCTGACGATCGCCAGTTGGACGAACTATTCGTGCGTGAGGGAAACAGACGTGGATTACGTCGAGACCACGCCGGAGGGCGACAACGTGTGGCACGTCGGCGCTATCTACAGGATCAGGCTGGCGAACGCGTAGAATTTTTACCTTGAATTTTGCGCAGACGCCAGAACAGATTGCAAACGAGAAAAACTTTCGGAGGTAAACACAAATGGCAGTAGCAGGTTACACCGGGTCCGGGGCGTACATCATATTCGGCACGACCGTGCTGAACACGTACTATCGCACCGGCACCAAGGGCGAGGAGATCGACCTTGTTGACAAGAGTGCGGGCGCGGACACCAACAAGACCTACCTGACGGCGCTGAAGGACGGCACGTTCGACATCGAATGCGTCATGCCTTCGGGCACGGCAGGCACGGCGGTGTGGGGCGCGGTGGCTCCGGGGACCGAGGCCACGCTGATAATTGGGCCGGAAGGCACGGCCAGCGGCGAACCCAAGCAGACGGTGAACGCCATCGTGCGTTCCCGCGGCTGGCCGTTGACCTACAACGACCTGACCACCTTCAGCGTGTCGTTCCAGTTCTCCGGCGCCGTCGCCGACAGCGCGTACTAATCGAAACAGAGGGAGCAAAACAACGTGGAAGTAACGGTAAACGGCAAGCGGGTCGTGCTGCGCGACAAGATCACCACGCGGGACTGGGACGGCATCAAGGCCAAATGGGACGAATTGAGCGAACTTGGCTTCGACAAGGCCCCTTGGCAGAAACGGGTGGCGCTGTTCCAGTCCTTCGTGGAATCGTGGGAGTTTGCAGGTGATCCACAGGACGTGGACGCCTGGGGTGATCTGGATCGCTTTGATGAGGAGTTGCCTTTGCAGGAAGCGATTTTCCTCAAGTTCCTGCAGCCCAAATTCGAGCGATCAAAAAACTTGGTGAGTGGGTTTACCACGCCGTCCGAGGGGCAGAGCGAGATCCCCGGACTGGAAGAGAGTTAGGCCCACTTCCCCTAGAAGTGCAAATCTACCTTCTCGCGGAGCGCACCGGCTGGACGCTGGATTACATCCGTTCGCTTGACCTGGATGATTTCTTCAACATGCGCGAAATCCTCAGGGGGCTGGACACCGCCCGTTATCACCAGAGCAGGCGAACGTTGGGAGAATGATGGCCACACAGGTAGGATCGCTGTTCGTGACCGTCGGTGCCGACATACGCAGCGTCGATACCGGCTTGAAAAAAGTCAGCGACCAGATGAGGCAGGCCGCCAGGGAAAGCGAATCGGTCGGATCGCGCATCTCTGGCGTGTTCAAGCAGATAGGCGGGGCTGTGTTGGCCCTGGCGGGCTTGCACGGCATGATGCAAGTCACGCGCTCGCTTGTGGAGTTCGGCAAGGAAAGCGTGCTGGTAGCCGCCCGCGTCCAGGAGATGCGGGGCGTGCTGGACTTGTTGGGCGAGCGTGCGGGGTATTCGTCCGACCAGATGGCCCAGCTAACCGCCGACGTGAAGCAGTTGGGCGTCACCACCTCCGTCGCGCAGAACCTATTGGCGCAAATGGCCCGTTACGAGCTGGACCTGGCCAAGTCCACCGACCTGGCCCGCGTGGCCCAGGACGCGGCGGTAATCAGTATGCAGGACTCCTCCCAGGCCCTCCAGGGCCTCATCCACGGCATCACCACCTTCAACCCCCGCGTGCTGCGCACCTACGGCATCATCACGTCCATGGCCGAGGCGTTCAAGAAGCAGGCCGAAGCCCTGGGCAAATCCACATTGGAGTTGACCACCCAGGAGAAGGTGCAGGCGGCCCTCAACCAAGTGCTGCAAGAGGGGCAGCGGGTGGCGGGCGCATACGAGAAGGCCATGGAAGCCCCCGGCAAGAGGCTGCGCACCCTCGCGCGGCATACGGAAACCCTCAAGGAAACCATGGGCGCGCCGTTCCAGGCAGCCTTCGGCGCTGCTGTGGACGTCGTGACCAACTTTGTGACGGGTTTGATCGCCGCTGTTCAAGAGGGCGGGTCGCTCCACGATGCCATGCAGGTCTTGGGCCAGGCGGCCAGCTATCTGGCGGGGACGGCGCTACCCGAAGTCCTGTCCATGTTCATGGATATGATCCGCATGGCGGGCGAACTGGTGGTCGCCTTGGGCAGGATACCGGATGCCATAAGGGACGTGGCCGACGCCACGCAGGAATGGGCGCAGCGGAGCGGCGAACAATTCCGCGCCCAACAGGAGGCGTTGAAGGCGTCCGAACAAGCGTTCATCGACACGGCGGCGAATGCCGAGGAATACGCCCAGGCCGTGCTGGACGCTTCGGGCATGACCGAACGATTGGCGCGGGTCACCGGCGTGGGTGCCGACGGGGCGAGGCTGCTGGCCGAAGAAATGTCCAGGTTGCAGCAGCAATTCCTGGTGCATCACAGCAGCCTGAACATCGCCGAAGCGGGAATGACGCAGCTTGTCAGCAAATACGGGGAAGTAGAAGCCGCTACCCGCAAATTCGGTGACGATGTGATT